CAATATTCTGTTTGAAGTAAACAGTTTTACTCAATCCATCTGAGTTCCTAAATATTATTTTAACGCTTCTAAATGCCATATCTATAAATATTCTTTATCTGTATTCTCCTATGTTTAAATCGTCTCTATCTACTACCATGTCTACTTCGCCAGGGAGAGGGATATTTCTACCTCCTCCTCCTCCACCAGTTCTTGTAACAGGCCCAGGGTCATAATCCATACCAGTTCCTCTTGGTGGAGGTGGTGCGTCATCAACTTTTATTTGCTCTTGTGTAGGAAGATATTTAAATCTATAATCTGTATTACCTCCTTGTAAAGTTGATTGATTTGCTAGTATCCAATCGTTTCCACCACTTTCGTATTCGATTGTTACTGTTACTGGAGAACTTGAATTTACACCTATTTCAACTCTACCACCTTGTATAATACCAGTTGATAGTTGTGCAGGACTTACTGTTAAGAAAGATAATGGGTCTGATGTATCCTCGTTTAGTATTTCATCTTCTATATCTTCTACATCTTCTTCAAAATCAATTGATTCAGTAATTCCTGTATCTGTTGATTCAAACTTAGTATCTCCTTTTATTTCTTTTATTATTTCTCTTACATCTACACTTGGGTCTAACACCATTGTAGTATAAGTTTCATCTTGTACATTCCTTTTTGGTAAATGTACATCTATTAAATTACAAGTTATCTCTAAAATATTTTTTAACAATTCACCGATATCTAAAAAAGTATCGTCTGCATTAGGATTTGGTTGACCATAATTTATTGCATCTCTAGGGTCAAAGAATTTACCTTGAGTATAATATTTAATTGCTTCTTTAACTTTCTTAGTTACTAAAATAAAAAGTTGTTCAAGACTATTAAGTTTGAATTCTTTTAAAATTTGTAATCGATACTCTTTAGAATGTTTGTTAATAAAACTTCTTATTATATCTTCAACTTTTATACTTTCAAGAAACTCATCTATATGATATATAACATCATCTCTAAATGATTTTCCTTTTGCAAATCCATCATATTGTTTAAATAATTCTTCATCAACTTTACCATCTGCTTTAGTAACTGGTACTAATCTAATTTCAGTTCTTGATGGTGCTATTTCATGAATGTATAATTTTTCTGTATTGTGTCTACCTACTCTATTGTTTAGTAGTTGAAACTGTACTTTAAATAATCCTAGATTATATCCTGCCTCTTTTAATAATTTTTCAACATCAATAAAATACTCTTCTACACCATCTCCGGCATCTTTTGATAGGAAGTACTCATTTATATTTTGTATGTTAATAGAGATGTGTCTAGTCAACTCTCCTGATTCTCCTTGTGGTAATTGATTATCACTGGCATCGTATATAGTAAATTCGATTATATCTTCTTTACCTTTACCGAAGTTAGATTCACGCATACCTCTTTGGATTATTTCTAGGTCTTTTCCTAATAATCTTAAGCCGGTTCTTGTATCTATATTTTTAAAATCTTCTACTGCCATAATTTTTAATCCATACTACTATCTGTACCTACCTCAACACTAAAAGATGTAGGGCCGGGAGTATTTTCTGCGTAATTTTTTACTTTATAATCTCTGGTATATGTTACTTTATGTTCTAGTTGATTACCTTGTTGGTCTGTAAATTTTAAATCAATATATTGATTTTTTCTCCATCCACTATTTTGACTTTCTTTCCACCCACCTGGTCTTTTTACTCCAATTGTAAGTGTGGTAGCTCCTGGCTTACCACATTTACCTAAATCATCGTTCCACTCTGTTCCCGCAGGAACATTAAAGGATGCTGGTATATAAGTTCGTGTGGCATTATCTGGTCTTGCTGTATTTGATTTAGAACATTGTACTGTTTTTGGAGTTGTACCGAAGTTATAGAAAACAAGTTCTTGACCATTAGGTCTTTTGTAACTTCCATAATCCCAATCAAAGAATAGTCCAGGTTTAGTTGGCATACCAACATTTCCAACTGGAACTTTCATAGCAAAATCTCCTACTTCATCTTGTATTGAAGAATTCATATAGTTTGTTGCTATTACATTTTCTACTTGTGCATTTAAAGCTTGAATTGCTAATAAAGATGCTTGTAATTGAGCCTTGATAGCTTCAAATCTAGCTTCAAGAGATACTCTTTCAATAGCTTCTTGTGTTGAGCGTTCTACTGCTTTTTGTAATTCAATTACAGTATCTTTAAATTGGTCAGATAATGATATGTATAAGTTTTCTAATTCTGATAATGAAAGTTCTGCAGAGATTTTTAATTCTCTTTGGGTATCTCTATCAGCTGTCATAGCAATCAAATCTGCAGTTAAATCATTTACATTAGTTTCTAAATCTTCTATTTCTATTGATTGAGATGCAATTGTATCTAATGCCTCTTCGTATATACTTCTTAAAACAACATCTGGTAAATCTTTTCTACTTCTTACTAACTCATCTACCTTAATATCTAAGGCCTTTTCAACTTCTTTATTAATGTATTTAGGAACTTCTAAAAACCCAACCGATTCACCATCTTTTTTGTTTTTTGCAAGGGAAATTTGTCTAGTATTGTTTTCTTCATACTTGACTGTATCTGAACTACTGCTTACTATTAGTTGTTCTGCTCTTTCCTTGTCTCCTAATGCCATATCTATTATTTAACCACTTCAAATGTTATATCATCATCAAAATATTCAACAGTTCCACTTCTTTCTATTTTAAACTCAACCTTATAATCTCGATTGATTTCAAAATTTAAAAGATTTAATTTAAAATAATTTCCACTTGCATTACAAGATATTTTTGAATAATCACCAAATGGAATTATAATATCGTTACTGTTTAAATCAGATATTTGATAATATGATGAAGTTGGTAAATAATTTACATCATTGTATGCAAAAGTATTTGAAAAAGTTCTTGATGGATATAATTCTCTACCATGAACCTCTATTTTAGGTGTTGAGCCTACTTTGTATGATTTCTTTAATCTTTTTGTATTTATTTTAATATCATCAGTTAGAGTTACTGCTGATAATGAACCTGTATTAAATTCAGAATCATCCCAACCTACTCTTATTTTTGGTTGGTGTATTGTATGAGTTTCTTTTGAGAAGAATTTTAATTGACCATAATCATTTGTATCATCCTCAAATGTTTTAGTGTGTTTAACTATAAACCCATTATTTGGAAGAGAACCACTCACCCATGAATCTATTGCAGAAAGTACATCTACATTTAAATCAGATGATTCATATGAGAATGATTGTGATGCTGCAGAAGCAGTAAACCACATACCACCATTTCCATTATATGAACCAGTACTTTCTAGTGATGCAGAACCAACTAACCATTTAGAACCACTTGCTCTATAATTCCAAGTAACTCCATCAGTAGTTATATCATCGAATCTAGTTCCTAATCCCATATCCCATGATTCAGATACTGGATAAATCTCAATTGTATAATCTAAAGGAATTTCATTTGATTCGCATTCTTTAAGAATTAATTCTGCTGAACTCATTGTTACTGAACCATTATCAATTGATGATGATAATCCTCCAATATCAAATTTTACAAGTGAACGAGCAGTATCTTTTAATGAACCATAATAAACTTTAGACACTTCAAGTACTTCATCCAAACCAGTATTCTGTGTCGGTTGTTGTAAGTATATACTTGCGTCCTTTGATGATGTAACAAAATAATACATTATATGATTCTTCCTTTTATATCTTGGTTAGGGTACTTCAACTCAAATATAGATGGGTCTAACGAAGGATAAATTATATTATTCTTTGTTGCATCTACAAAATTATATGAGCGTGAAGAGTAATTCCCACTACACTTGTTTTTAAATTCTAATTTCGAAACCGAAACTACACCTTCTATATTTGCAAGGATTAGTTCTACTTCATTTATGTTAATTGTGTCATTAAATGTCCAATTATCTATATTAAAATAATCTTGTAAAGCAATATTACAGTTTGTAAGAACTTCTCTTCTGTTGTATCCAGTCAATGCAGTTACATCAAACTCTATTGCAAAATTGATTACATATCCGTCAACGATGTTCAATCCATCAGTAATCATTTTATAGTTATTTAAATATCTTTTTAAGTTTTCTTTAACAGCACCATTTAATGTTGTTAAGTTTTTATCTGAGTTATATCCAAGAGTATAAATGTTAATACTAAATGGATTTGAGGCATCTGATGCTCTATTTTGTTTACCTTGTAAAAATAAATCTACATTTGCTTTTACTTCACTTTCAGGTAACCCAGCATTTTTTTCAATTAATTTTATAAATTCTTCTTGATTATCTGGTGATGCCAATGTTGCTGCTGGTGAGTTAGCATCTAACTTACTATCTTGTATAACGAATGCCTTAGCAACAGAACCAAACTTCGAAGGCATTGCTAAACATCTAACTTGATAATCTTGTGCAGTTACTGCTCTGTTTTGAGCTCCAAAGTAAGCCAATGCATTTTCTTTTATTTCTTTTATAGTTTCTGCACCTCTACCACCTGTAGCAGGTATTTCGTTTTCACATGCAACTGAGTTTGTAACTGTATTAAATAAAAGTGCTTCTGCAGAAGTAAATGAAGTTACATCATTTTCATACTCTATACTTGTAATTTGTTTTATATCACCTTTTTTTACATTTGAAGTAATACCACCACCTACAAAGTATTTAACTGTTACTGTTGTGTTTGTTGGTGATTGTCCATATGATTTTGTTTTTAAGAAATTTGCTGGGTCATAGTATTCAGTTAATCTATTATCTGAACCAGCTAAACCTAATCCTATGTTATCAAAATTTGGTACTATTAGTTCATCGTTTACATTACTATCACCACTACCAAATTGAATTGTTGTTGAATAATCTTCATTTATAACTGTTGTAAATCTTCTTGGAGTTCTTAGTGTTTTTAAAATAGATGGTACATCCTCTCTGAACTGAAACAAATCAGGTTCGTTTGCAGCGGTATTAGGATAATCTATATAAACAAGTTCTTGTCCAAGATAAGGTACTTCGTAGTATTTGTTTGAATTTGCATCTCTAACATCATATATTGATATTACATCAGTTTCTTTTAAATCTATTCTTGCGAAATCAGCATTTGGTCCAAAACTAATATCAGATTCTTTTAATATAGCAGATATTGCCTTTACTTTCTTTTTTACTAAATAGTATTCAGGGTCATTTGTACTTGTGTTTCTTGAAAATACTGTTATTTCTCTTCCACTTGATTCATTAAAATCTAATAGTTCTTGTGTTACAAAGGTAACTCCACCAATTGATGTTGCAACCATTCCCTCTTTTACTCTTAAATAAAATTTAGTATCTGGTTCGTAATCACTTGTTGAACCACTTTTATATTTTGATGGTACAAGTTGATAAATTGATAATTCAGTTACTGCAGGAGATGTAACTTTAGTTTTATATCCTAAATATTTTGATAATGCTAATACATTTCTTTTATCTTCTGCATATGGCATTAATGATTCTTTAAGAGTATCATCAATGTAGTATCCTAGAACATCACCTATATAAGATGCCATTTCAATAAACATCATACCAGGTGAAGATTCGTTAAAATCTGCATGTGTCTTTGGAAAATAAGTTTTTGCAAACTCTATAAGATTTTCTCTAAAAGACTTAAAATCTTTATTAAGGTATTTTAGTGATTTACCTTTATCTTTAAAGTTTGAATTTACTGAGTTATTTATTGCCATTTTATGTACCTAATGTAAATGTGATTGTTTGTAAACTTATAGCTTCACCAACTCTAAATTTAAGTTCAACATTTACTTTGTTTCTATCTTTATTACTATCTGATATATCTATAAATATATCTTCAATCGTTATATAAGGTAACCATTTTTCAACTGATTCTGTTATCGTATCAGTTATTTTATTTTCAAATTCTGAATCTATTGGTTCAAATAAAAGAGATTGCAATCCACTACCAAACTGTGGTTGTGCTATTCTTTCTCCTTTTTTTGTTAGTAATAGGTTTTTTAAATTACTTTTTGCCTGATTATATGATGTGAAATTTTGTTCAAAGAAACCACCATCACCATTTTTTAATGGTAATGATAATCCTACTGCGTAATCGTTAAATTCTTCAGTATCAATTACTACCTTCTTTGAAATCTCATATGCCATCTTTTAATCCTGTCCAGGTCTCCAGTTTTTTTGTTTATTAAATGCTTTTACTAAAGAACTATTATCTCTATTTAAAACTCTATCCAATCCTGCAAGTCCAGTTTTTACACCCAATCCTTGTGGTTTTGATGCTCCACCTGCTGCAAGATTTCCATATCCCATTTGATGAGCCATTGAATGTTGCAGATTCGGTGGTACACCTCCTCCCATCGCAACACTAGTGCTGTTAAATTGTACTTGTTTATCCATTTGGTTAAATGGTTTTGTACTTGCAATTGCCTCGTTAAGGACTGAATTCTTAGAATAAGTTTTTCTTTCCTCGTTTAATACCGATTCTGCAAGTGAAAACGGGTCTACCTCTGCTTGAGGTTGTATGGTTTTAGATTTCTTAAATTTTAGTTTAATTTGTTCTTCAAGAATCTTAGGAAAAGTTTTAGTTAGAAACTTCTCTTGTTGTTTTGCAACTTCAGCTTCTACCAATACTTTTACTAATTTAGCTATTTTCTTCGCTTCCATAATTCTTAATTAAGTTTGTTTATCTTTATATAAATATTAATTCTTTATATTTTGAGGATTATTGGGGAACAGAATATCCAGTCCAATTAATTATAGCAGGTAGTGGAGAAGGTGTTGGAACTGTTGGGTACATTGAGTTTGTTACTATCAAACCTTGTACTGTCATTAAATGTGATTGTATTCCTAATACCAGTATATCAACAAAAGTTTCTGTTTTTAAAACTGGTGGTGTTGGTAACTCCACACTCCACTCGCCAGGGTTTATTATAATATGTGTCATTGTTTGAATATTTGATAGTGTACCTGGTGCTGGTAGAACTGGTAGGGGGAATAATGCTCCTTGAGAAGCAATCCAATATGCTTTAAATGCAACACCCCAATCTCCAATAGTTAATTGACCTTCTTTTTTATAATTGTTCATTCTTAGGAAAACCTTTAGTAGAGTATCCATTGTTTGAGTATTACCAGTTTGTATTGGTACTTGATATATCATATCAAATCCACTTTTGATAAGTGCATCATATTCTCTTACAAGAAATTCAGCAAAATCATCACTGGTGTTTGGCTTTGCATCCATGTATTGTATCAAATT